TGAAACGTATTTAATTTGGATACGACACCAATCCGTATGGAAACGTCAGGCCAACATAGGTGTGATGCAATGATGAAGGAACGTAATTTAAACGGGATTTTTAGCAGAGGAACATTTAGACGGGCGAACTTAACCAAATTCAAACACTATCAGTCAATGATGTCTAGACCAATAGATGACGCTTTGTATGATGATAGTTGTGCGGATATACTTAAAGAACAAGGTTTTGACATTGAGGGAATTTACGAACCCAGAAATATATACGACCCTGAGAAGTTGTACGAAACGTTGAAACTGTACGGACCTGAAGTTAAACCTTCGATAATTAAGGATAAACATTTGAAAGCCGGAATCGACTTGGCGTATAAAGTGTTTGCGAAACCAAAGGATCTATCTCAAGATCTCGAAGTTCTTCAAGATAACAAGCTTATCTCGGGAATCAAAATGAACAAGTCCAGCGGTTTACCTTTATTAACTACGAAAGCAGAAAGTTTAGTCTATTCATTAGATAGATTAGATCAAGTTATTAGTGGGGTCAAATCTCCTAATCCATGTATTGCTTATAAGCGAACTCAAGCTAACAATAAAACCAGACTTGTCTGGGGTTATCCTCTCGAAATGACTTTAATGGAAGCGCAGTATGCAAGACCGTTAATTGATAATTTCTTGAAAGTTAGAACGCCGATGGCATTTGGGCTGAAGAAGCCAGAACTTGGTGCACTTTTAGAAATTCAAGTTAGAAGTAAAAAGAATATCGTCGCACTCGATTATTCAAAATTTGATACTAGTATTGATTCAACGCTAATATCTTACGCTTTTAACATATTGAAAACATGGTTTAGTGAGTCGGACATTCAAAATCACGGATGGGATCAAATTGTAAAATATTTTATTTCCACTCCAATAGTGATGCCGGATGGCCAGTTGTACTTAGGTAAGAGACACGGTGTACCTAGCGGTAGCTATTTTACACAATTGATAGATTCAATAGTTAATGTAATCCTAATCGGTGCTGTTAGCAGTAAATTCAACTTACGTCTAAGTTGGAGGAATCTATTCGTCCTTGGTGACGATTGTATCTTCGGAACAAACAATAAAATTAGTCTTAAACAAGTAGCGGATTTTCTACTACACCATTTCGGTATTAAGGTCAATGTACTTAAATCAAGTGTAGATAAATTAGAATTCCTGGGAGCTACTTGGGTTAATGGATTGCCAACCATTGAGATAGAAAAGTTATTACAGAAAGCGATCTTTCCAGAGAGCTTTAGAAATTATAAAGATGTCGGGAAACTGGCAGGTGCTCGTAATGTATTGGTTTCACTAGCAGGTCAATATATAAGTGGACATAGATTGTCTCCTATGGTATGGAAGAACGACTATGGTTCCGTTCCTTTTGTAAAGGACATTATGGATATTAACCCTCGATTCATGACTGGATCAGATAGATTCCACTATTCTGAGAAATTCGGGGATTCTTTAAATAGTTTCAATAAATCAAATATCGTAGATCTTGCTTACAGGATGTTAACGTAATTGTCTGTAGTGACAGTGAC